GTCTTGTGGCACGGATGCAGGATCCATCCGTGCCCGACGAGGAGCTGATGAAACTGCAGGTCGACTGGAAGAACCCGAACACGCCGTCGAGCTCCATGAGCGCCGACGCATTCAGCAAGCTCGCTGGAAGCATCGACTCGTTCGCCAACAGCGAGGTCGGCATGACACGCGCCGGATTGAGCCGAAGCGAGATCGTCCGGCTGAAGGCCGACCAGCGCAAGGCCCAGGCCGGTCAGGTACTCGATCAGATTCGAGGCATGCGCCAACAGACGGAGCAGCAGACCGATACGGCGGCGAGGGAAGGCGGTATGAATGAGCCCGAACAGTCTGAACCTGCCGCCGGAACGACGCAGAAGGCTTGAACTCGACCTCAATGATTTGTACGAGGATTACACGGACACCATGAGCCGCCTGCAGAAGGAGGCCGGCAACAGTGTCTCGGGCCTCGTCTGGGACGGTGAAAGCCAGGAGCTCATCAAAGCGGAGATCAACCGGTATGCCGACGCCGCCAGCAGGCTCGCATCCGACTACTACGGCCACGTACGCGACCTGTGGGCGCAGTACGGCGGAATCGATATGCCGGAATACGAGCCGCCTTCCATCACCGCCGACCGCGCGGTCTGGCAGATGGAAGGCGGTTTCAACAACACTGACTTCATGGGATTGCACTACAAGGATGTCATTCCAGATGAAAACGGAGCCGTTCACAACAACGCCGGAAGAACCATCGACGACCTGTGGCCCACGTTCGCTGACGAGGAGCAGGCGCTGGAATACGTGCAGAATCTGATTCAGACCGTCGGGCGGCTGACCATGCAGAGGGCTGTGGCCAACGATCCCACCAAGCCTCGCTGGGCGCGTGTGCCGCGAGGGGCTAAGACATGCGCGTTCTGCCTTATGCTCGCCTCGCGTGGCTTCGCCTACCTGAGCGAGGACACCGCCGGACGGCAGATGCAATACCATACGGACTGCGACTGCGACATCGTGCCAAGCTGGGGCAGCAGCAAACTCAAAGGATACGATCCGGACAAGTATCGTGAAATGTACCAGGCAGCCAAGGCTGCGGCCGGCGATGACGGCGACTGGCGTGACACGCTAGCCCAATTGAGACGCATCTATCACGATGAGGTCAATGATGGTGTGACTGCCCAACCGACGATTCGATGGAGCGGCAAATCGATTCCAATCAGCGCTTCCGAACTATCGAGATTGTCGGATTATAGCGTCAGGATGCCTGGAGATAGATTCTCCAACGACGAGAAGATCGCGGCTTTGATGGATTGGACCGGAGACAGCTACAAAAGTATCAACGGCTACCTGTTCGGCGGACGAAACCCGTCGAAAGACGTCATCCATCAGGTCGAATGCATCGACGAAGCGATATCCGACCATATCACCCGAGAACGTTTCACGGTCGACAGGCAGATGCGGTTGTCGACGTTCCACGTCAACGACATGGAGTCGCTTTTCGATTTGAATACCGGTCGCACCTTCGAACACATCGGCTACATGGCCACCAGCATCAAGGAGGGAGGCATTGACGTTGATGGGGAAGACCGCATCGCCACAAGAATCCTGGTACCGCCGGGAAGCGCCGGCGTGTATGTGGAGCCGATCACTCAGCATCCGGGAGAATACGAAATTCTTCTGCCGAGAGGAAGGGCTCTTCGTTTCGAAGGGCTTGGAGCATCCGACGGCAGACCGATCGTTTATCTGAGACTGCTATGATTGAGCCTATGGATCGTTCCGACCGTTTCACGTTTATGCCCGGTGATTTGAAGGAAGTCACCGATGAGCGCCATCTTGCGGAAATCAAACGCAAGTATGGCGATATCTCCATGCCACAGGACGAATATGAATGGGTCAGGAACGAAGGAAAGAAGCGCTGGTCCGTCGGCGACTATGTGTCGACCGACGAGCTGCGGTCCGAATACGCGCGAAGAAAAGCGCTGGGAAATCTCTGAATCCCAGAAAGCCATCACGTCGAAACGTGATGGCTTTTCTTTTACCTTTCACACCCCAGCGATGGGGCGGGGCGCAGCCATGCGCGAAACCAACAAGAATGGCCGTCAACTCGCCGGCGTCAGGCGTGGAAACCAAGAACAAGCAAAGGAGCCACCAACCATGGCAGAAGAAAACCAGACCGGCGCGGACGGCCAACAGGAGCCGGAACAGCACTCTCCGGCCCCAAAGGACGTGAACAACGCGAAGCTGAGGACCTTCACCCAGGAGGAAGTCGACCGCATAATCAACGAGCGTCTCGGCAGGGAACGCGGCAGGAAAAGCGACTACGAGGAGCTCAAGGAGAAGGCCGGACAGACTGCCGACCTCGAATCGAAACTCTCCAAGGCGCTCGAGGAGAACGAGAAGCTCAAAAGCGAAGCCAAACAGGCCGAACACGAGAAGGAGCTCTCCACGATACGCGCCAACGTCGCGGCCAAACACGGCATCACCGACCCGAGCGTCCTCGCGGGCGACGACGAGAAGCAGATTGGCGAATACGCCGAGAAACTTATGAAGGTGTTCGCCGACATGCGTTCCCGCGGCACGGTTGCGGACCAGAGCGCCCGCACCGGACAGGCCAAGGCTAAACATTCCAGCCGCGAGGACTTCGTCAACGCCATGAGCAACACGCTCCTGTGAGCCAACCAGCAAAACAACATTCATTTGAAAGGACAAACCATGACAGATCCGTCCATGACCCGAAAAAGCAACGGTCTAGACCTCACCCCTGAAACCCAGGCGGAGATCTTGCAGACCGCAAAATACAAGAGCGCGTTCATGCAGCTCGTGCCGGAGATGAAACTGCCCGGCAACGGTGCTCGCGTGCCGATCATCATCGGCGACCCGGAGGCCGCATGGGTCAATGAGGGTGCGGAGAAGCCGAAGAGCGGCGTCACCTTCGGCAAGAAGGACATGCTGCCGTACACCATCGCGGTCATCATGCCGTTCTCCAACCAGTTCCGCCGAGACTTCGGCGCTCTCTACGACCAAGTGGTCGCGAAGGGTCCGGGAGCCATCGCCCGCACGTTTGACAAGACCATCATGGGTCTCGTCGACGCTCCGGGTGCGGACTTCGACACCCTGAAGAGCGCGCAGACCGTCAGCATCGGCAAGGACGTGTGGAAGAACCTGAACAAAGCCGACGACCTCGTGTCCGAAGCGGATGGAACCGTGGACGGTTGGGCGTTGAGCACCCAGGGTCGCAGTGTGCTCCGGCAGGCGACCGACAACAACGGACGCCCCCTGTTCCTCAACGGCACCGCCGCCTCCGACGTGAGCACCGTGCTCGGCAACCGCACCTACATCAGCAAGGGCGTTCACGTGCCCGCCGTATCCGAGACACCGGGACCGGCCAAGGCAGAGATCCTCGGCGTGTGCGGCGAATTCTCCTCCGCCGCATGGGGTTCCGTCGAAGGAATGCAGACCAGCATCTCCGACCAGGCGTCCATCACCATCGACGGCAAGCAGGTCAACCTGTGGGAGCACAACATGTTCGCCGTGCGAATCGAAATCGAGGTCGGCTTCCGTATCCGCGACATCAACCGCTTCGTCCTGCTCACCGCCTGACGGAGTCCGACATGACTGTCGAACCAGACGTGTTCGCCACCTCCGTCGACCTCGAACAGAGGTGGCACAAACTCACCGACGAGGAACGTGAGAAGGCCGACACGCATCTCGCGGACGTGACCGACTACATCAAGGAACGCTCGCCCATCTGGCAACGTCTCCAAAAAGAACGGCCACGCCTGCTGACGAAGATCACCTGCGACATCGTCCGCAGGATCATGCAGGCCGACCCGTACGACATTCCCGGCGGCATCACGCAGATGAACCAGACCACCGGCAGCTTCAGCGAACAATACAGTTTCGGAGCGCCCACCGGCGATCTCTGGCTGCGCGACGACGAGAAACGCATCCTTGGCATCAACGCTCAGCGCGCGTTCAGCGTCGACATGGCAACGGGGGAGACGTCCTAGTGGAAACCATCGAAGTGTGGCGCGGCCAGTCCACCACCGACACGGACGGCAACCCCATCCAGGGCAAACCCGCCCGCGTCGGCACGTTCCAGGCGATGGTCGCGCCAACCTCCACCACCGACCAGACCGAGGAGAACGCCAGCCCGCAGACCATCGAATACACGATCCACATCCGCGGTAGCCAGCCGACAGGCATCCAAGCCACCGACCTGATCAAAGTCAGAGGCATCCTCCTGCCCGTCAAAGGCGAACCGCAAGTGTGGAACAACATCCACGGACGCCACATCGGCGACGTCATCACCGTAGGCGAACGGAAAGGATAAGCATGGCCAAACGATGCAGATTCGTATTCAACCGCAAGGCATTCAGCCAACAGGTGCTGAAGAACGAGACGCTGCGCTCGCGCATGCGTGACTCGGCCAACGAGGCCGTCACCGACAGCCGGTGCATGGTCCGCGACCATGACGGCAAGAACCGTAGCGGCGTGGCGATCATCTGCCCGGCACCGGTGGAGAAGGCGCACGGCACGCTGGAGGACACGCTCGGAAGGATGCGCGTATGAGCATCCCGGTCACTCCCCGGCGCACGGAGCCGCTGCTCCTGCCCAAACTGAGGACACTGTTCCCGGACGTGACGTTCGACACCATCGAACGAAGCGACCTCGAACCGCCCTTCACCGAAGCCACTCTGGCCGACTCCATGCAGGGCATGAGCACTCCAATCTCGCAGTACGTGCGGCTGCGGTTGAGCGTGCGATGCATGAGAGAGGACCATACGGGCGACTGGGACAAGGCCGCACGCCTGTGGGCCGACATCGCGAGGGAGATCATCGGGCTTGGAACCGTCGCGCCGCTCATCGACGCGTCACTCGAATCCGGGCCGGTACGCATGACTGACGAGGACAAGAGGCTGGTGTGCGCGTACGGCGTGCTCCTGCTCGAGGTCACCGTCAACTGAAACACAACCAAAGACAACGTGCCGCCACACGCGAAGAACGGAAAGGTGCAGACGAATGTCTGACAACAATGAAAAAACCACCGTCGCCGCGCAGGGCGCGACCGACTACGGGTACGTGTCCAGCGGCAACACCGCAGGCAACGTGCGCCTGATCAAGAACTACGCGCTGTTCCTGTTCCCAAAGGGCGACAGCACGTTCGTGGCTCCGACCGGAGTGGCCTGGACCCCGCCGGCAAGCAAGAAGCCGATCGGCTACTCCACGGAGGACGGCGCCGTACTGCATCCGGAACCGGGCGACAGCACCGACTACAAGGCCCACAACGGCGACATCGTCCTGTCCGACACGGATCCGGGCTACTGGACCCTCCAACTGGCCGCCATGGAAGGCCGCAAGGATGTCGTGTCCGCCTACTTCGACGTGGACGTCGATTCGGACGGCGGCATCAGCATCAAGGGCGCCGGCCTGAAGAAGGAGTGGATCCTCGTATTGGTCGCGCTCGACCAGCAGGACCGTCCGTTCCTCCTGTACGGCACCAACGCGAAGGTGTCCGACCGTGACGACGTGAGCCTGAAGTCCAGCGAGATCATGAACTTCAGCATGACGTTCAAGATGCTCAAGGGCACTAACGGCGAACAGTTCCACGCATGGGGCCTCGTCACCGAAGACGCCAAGTGACCCATCGATTCTT